GAAAGTTTATCGAGCGACAGCAGAGGATCGATTCCTCACGTCGTCAAGATGCGCGAATATGTGGGACGAGCACTGAAAGGTGCTAACCCTTATAACATATCTCCGTCGCACGGCAGCGGTGCTACCGCTTGCCGAACCAAAAATCAGGATAAGTATCACAGCTTTAGGTTTTTTGAAAACCTCGACGCTGTTTATAGTTATGCTGACCATTTCTTTAGCGGTCTGGGCCATCTTTGTGATAGCCTGGATTCTCTAGAGAGGTCTGAGTCTGGTATCCCACAAGCACGTATTTGTCTCGTGCCAAAGGATAGTCGAGGACCGCGCATCATCTCTTGTGAGCCTGCTGAACATATGTTTATTCAGCAGGGGATCATGAAGTTGATGTATCGGCACCTCGAGGCCAGACCCTTCACCCGTGGATATATTAATTTCACGGATCAATCAATTAATAGAGAGCTAGCTCGCCTATCTTCAGTGACGGGCGAGTTGGCTACTATTGATATGAAAGATGCATCAGACAGAGTATCTTTATCACTCGTCAGGGATGTTTTCCCGAACGATTGGTTGGAATGCCTCATGGCATGTCGAACACCGACTACTCTGTTGCCTGATGGAAGGGTCGTTGAGCTTCGGAAGTTTGCCCCTATGGGGTCTTCCGTTTGCTTTCCAGTAGAGGCGCTAGTCTTTTGGGCTAGCGCTATGGCTACGCAGTTTAGACTGCAGGTCAAAAAGCCTGAGGTCTTTGTGTACGGGGATGACATCCTTGTCGACGTTAGATACGCCGACGAGGTATGCAGTGACTTATGCTCACTTGATTTAAAGATCAATAAGCATAAAAGTTATCTATCTGGGCCTTTTCGTGAGTCTTGCGGGGGTGATTACTACCTCGGTAGTGATGTAACCCCGATTAAGATAAAGAAGGGCTTCGATTCATCCGTTCTTGGAATCGCGCGCGCTGCTGACTTTTGCAATGAAATACTTGCAAAGTACGGTTATCACGATACGATCCCGCTTATGATCGATGAGATCCAAGCGAAGATTCGATACGTGTTCCCGAGGACACTTCTTGACGTGCCTTGCACGCTCAGGTTGTCTCCTAACAGTTCGAATGATGTTTTTCGTCGTAGGGTCTATAATAAGTCCTTACAGCGATATGAACACCTTATTCTCATGCCAAGATGCACCGCTATTGAGCGTCATCCCCCCGATTGGGGGGAGTTGCTAAGATGGCAACTCACACATGAGTCTGCGATTCAAGCCGAGTCGACCGATTGGCATCCAGTTATGGATGATGCCTTTGAGGTCCCCTATCGGGTACCAATAGGTTCCAAGCCGGTTGACCCAGGGTTCTACGTGGATCTACGATCCATCCGTAAATCGTGGAAGTGGACCTGGTTAGGTTAACCAGGTGAATCTATTCCAGCGTCAGTGATGACGCTGGTATTAATATAGATTCAGGGGGCACTTTACACCAAGAAAACTTGGTTCGTTTTCGC